GATAATCATCTTCAGCCCAAACGTAAACATCTAATTGTACTGCGTATCTTTTTTGTTCTTTCATATCTTAAGCATTTACAGTTAATGAAGCCACTTTATCAACATTCTTTTTGTTCATAAATTGTTTGTTGTATTCTAACCAACCACCTAATCTCTGAACTTTTTCAGTCCACTCAGAATCTAAACTATTTTGATACTCTTTCCATTGAGATACCCAATATTCGATTGAGTCCCATTTTGGTTTGTTTTCTACAAATACATAAGAAGGGAAATATTTTAGAGGAGTACCACTCTGAGTAGAAACAGAATCTTCTCTTGTTTCGTACATATCAATCATACCATTGAAAGTACCACCTTGTAAAGTGTATTTCCAAGAAGAGATATCTTCCCATATCTTTTGGTCAGTAATTGGAGAACCATCAGAATTAGAAACGTTTACTCTTACAGAAGAACCACCACTATAAACATCGGAAGTAGCCCACACTTTTAGAGTTGGGTAAGTTTTTTTAACATATTGTTTGATTACAGAAGCACAACTCTTAGCATTCATGTAGATATACTTTTCGTTGTTGTTGTAGTTATCTTCTCTTACTTGAGAAAGGGGTAATTGGAACTCAGTTCCTCTTAATTGAAATTTGAATTTTTTACTCATTTTATTAATTTTAAGGTTTATTTTTATTGTTTTATTATCACTCATTTACATAGTAAATATACGAAAAAAAGCCGAGACTGCCAAGTCTTTTTTTACTTTTTTTTATGAATTAAGGTCACTAATAGATTGAATAGTGTAGTCATATAAAATCTGGCCGAATTCACTTTCATCTACTTCATTTTCTATTACAACATATCTGTAAGGTAATAGTTTTTTTAATTCATCTAAGTTGACTTGTTTCCAATATCCGAATCTTAAATCAATTTTTCCTTTAGGATTCAAATGTGAAAAGGAATTACCCACTTCAAAATCATCAGAACCATACCATTTTTCTATGTTTTTTAGAATTTTGTAATCTACTCTCATTTTTTAAGTTTTAATTATTTACATAGTAAATATACGAAAAAAATACGAGAAATCCAAGCAAAAAGTGGATTATTTTTTGTAAAATTGTAGAAGATGTAGTATATAGAGTTTGATACCTGGCATATCCTTCGAAACTATATCTAAGGCTATTCTATTTGATTCAGAAACTCCTTTATCAGCTATAGTACCATCATCTTTGAACATCATTTTTAGAGGGCCTTTGATTCTCCATCTTAAGGTAACTGCTCTGTATAAAGCAGAAGTTGATATTCTTATATAATCATCTCCTGATATTTCAGTTACTACTCCAAGTTTATCATTTGTTGGTTGAGCAAAGAATCTTCTAATATATCCTCTGTTGTAATCAGCTTGTTTTGGTTTTGGGATATAAGCAGATAGGGTAACCTTTGTTTTTGGTTTATTACCCTTTTTTAATTTACCATATAAATCTAATATACTCATCTTATTTTGCCGCTGTGTTTGAACCATACGCCCTCATACCAGTTTGTACAGTAGTGTACCAACCTGTTGTTGTTACTTCATGTTCTAATCCTGTAACTTCATATACATGAGGATTTGAGAAGTTTTTTGGTAATCCACTAAATCGTAAAGTATCACCTCGTTTGAATCCACTTATTCCATGAACTTTGAAGTTTACCTTTGCCATACCAAATGGAGTATTTACTTTACCACCATTTGTTGAAGAAATATCTCTCCAACCCTCAGCATCTATATCTTTTAAGTATATCTGTCTTAATAGTAATGGGTCATTAAAAGTACCAACCATAAAAACTTCTTTAACATTGCCTTCATTTAATTGCTCTACAATACCTGCCATATCATTTCTATTTTGTACTTTAGGATAAACACCTGCTTTACCTGTGAAAAACTGATAATTAGCACTTCTAATTGCATCAGCATCTTTTTCTTGAGTTTCACTTGTATTTGCCTTTTCATTAGGTATTGCTGGTTCTTTGAACTTTATACCACTTAAAATAGTACCAACCATATCAACTGGTGTGATACCATCGTTATCCGCTGCATCAGGGTTAGACCATACTGAACCTACAACTGGTATTAATCCTCCAAACTCTTGTATTGTTTCTGCATTTTTATCATTACTTGCTCTTTTTTGTAATATACTATTTTGCATTGCTGCTGGAGTAGTTACATCAAAATCAACTTCTATAAATGGTGAAGTTGTTCCTCTTAATTGATACGTTGGTATTTTATCTTCAACATGATTTATTATACCACTAAAATTCATATCAACTACTTGTAATTCTTTTTTTCCTGTGTTTGGATGTGCTCTTTCTATAATCTGAAATTTCCAATGTGAATTAACTGCAGAACTCATACCATTTAGTAAATCATAAAGAACATCTCTAATTGTATAGTTTGGTGTTTTCATTACCTTATTAAAGTAATCAAAATTTATATACATATTTTTTAACCATCCCCAATAACCTTTTTTCATTTCATAACTCTTAACAGAATTTTCAGGGTCGTATTCCCATTTATTATCTTCAGTAGTTAAATCATATTGGCAAGGAAAAGCATGAGGTGCTCCACCAAAACCATCATTGTTTTTCTTTCGAGTTCCAGTCCAATTTATACCATCTGTTGGTTTGGGGTGTAAATTTTGTAAGTTGGAATTTAAGTTTTCTAAATCTACAAACTTAACTTCAGTAGTTTCTCCATTGAAAGCATTATCTATATTGAAAGAAGGTGCAGTTGGATTAGGTAAATATAGTATATTTTTATCAAGTGAATACATATGTGGAAATGCACCACAAATAGAAGTATCTATATTAATTATATGACTAACTTTTTCACCACTACAAGAGGAATTTAATGAACCCTCTGCTTTACTAGATTTTTCGGTAAAATCTTCATTCATTATTGCACACGCAAGTTCAAATCTAATAAATCTTTCAGGTGATAGTAGTGGTTTATCTTCTGGCATCTCAAAATCACTACCAGTATCATCTTTAGTTGCTTTTACACTTTTTGTATCTTTTAAGGCTTTTAATATTGATGTTTGCATAACTTTATCAATATTAATATAATTTGATTCATCAGCCCATAGATTATCAGCATTAGGTTTATTATATTCTATAAATGCATAATCTTTTTTCTTATCTGAAATATTCTGTGATTCCCAAGCTTTTATTTCAGTTGTTTGTTTTTCTGAATTCAAATCATTAAACATTTGTCTGAATAGTGCTTTTGCAACCCCATCTTTAGAGGCAGAATCATCTATCTCTGCTGGGTCATATCTTTCAGATGATATGTTTTTAGTACTATTAGAACTACCTCCCTTATGTCCTTGCATATATTCAGCAACCTCACCTTGAGAAGTTAATTGTATATCTAATATAAATGTTTCATTATCTCCAAACTTAACACCTCCATTTGTAGTTAAACCAAGAGTTGCATCATATTCAAAGTTAGAACTTATTCTTTTTTGTAAAATATATTTTTGATTCATATACTTTGACATCATACAAGGAGTAATTGCACCTGTCTCTGAATTTCCACACCAATTTTTTCTTGCATCACGAGTATTCCAACCCCATTCAACTAAAACATAAAAACCTGGTTCTAAAAAGTATTTAGCCAATTTCTCCATATGTTCTAGTGTGTAACAAGTAATAGAAAAGTTTGTAGTTTTTCTTCCCACATCTACTTCACTTACTGATAACCCACTAATGATTGGTCCAGGTCTTGTTGGTCTGCCTTTTACTCTAACTGGTGTTTTATAATCTAATTCGAATCCACAGATACCAGATTCTGCACTTTGACCAGTTGAACCATTACCATATCTAATATTAAAACCATCTTCAGGATAATTAGATTGTAATATAAGTCCATTTTTTGAAGATTCTGGTGTAGTTGCACCATATGATGAGATTACTCGTATCCAAGGCATTAAACCACTCACACCACCCTTACCACTTGCGTAAGGCATTGGTGAGTTGTTTCCTCCCCATGTATCTAATTTCGTTTGTATCCCTCTAAAGGGATATGAAAATTGTGGCCAGTTACCCATATTATTACCTATTATCTACTTGACTTAAAAATCTGTCTATATTAGCAGGTATTCTAAGAACAGTTCCATCAGGTAATGAAAATGGTGCATCATGTATTTGATTAGCATTTGCAATAACCCACCATAGAGAAGCATCTCCAAGATATTCTTGTGCAATCGAATCTAATCTATCTCCTGTTTGAACTGCTACATAGATATCACTATCAGTTTTAGGTATTTTAGGAAGTTTTTTAGAAATATAAACTTCTCTACCATCTGATAATTTCTTCTTTGGATTAAATGTATATCTACCTGCCATAATTAATTTTTAATCTTTATTGTTTTTCTAACTCCAACACCAGCACCAATGTAATTATCTTTACTTCCTTTTTTCAATTCACCATTTTCATCAGTTACAAAATATTCTATCTTATTTGGTGTTGCGTAAATTTCATGTTGAGAGGTAACCCCTTCACCATTTTTAGGGAATGAATATAATCCTCGTATAGAACCATCTTCTATATTTTCAACAAATTTTAGTGTAATTGCCACATCTATAAATTTTGGTAACAATAATCCCGCAACATCAGTTTCCCAAGTTCCATTATCTGGAAATGTATAAGAAAGAGATTCTACTATACATACCTTGTCTTTATACATATCACCAAGGGTAAATTCGGTAAAATTTGGATGAGCCATGTTGTTCTCAATTAAAGGATATGATAATTTGGTTAAGTTAGATAATTTAGACCAGTTGTTTGCAAGTTCCAATGGATTCTGTGCATATACTTGTAGGTTAAATGATACACTTCTTTCTACTGATTCGAAAATATAGTATTTGTATGGATTACCAACAAAGTTATTTGATGCCCAAGATGGTGATGATGTTTCGGTTAGACCTGTAATTGAACATCTAAATGCCATCATTGGATATGTTTTTGATTTATACCTACCAATGAATAAAGGAACTAAATCTTTTACTGGTGAAAATCCTTTAACAGTAACTTCACCATTTTCAGTATTAACTGTGGTAGTATATGGGTCTCCCATTGCAATGGTATCCCCACCACGAGTTAAACCTCTTTTTTCTAAAGTTGTTTTATCATCATCATCTCTTATGAATTGAGAATAACCTTCGCCATCTTTTGGTGTAAATGTTGGTAATTTTTCTCCTTTTTTGGGATTAGCTGAATTAAAAGAGAATGGATTATTTCCTATACCAAATGTTCCTTTTTGTTTATTACCACTTGCTTCTCGTTTTACTCCATATATAGGAGAAACCTTAGATAAATCTAATTTGGTTTCTTTTAATTCTTCTAATAATTCATCACCTTTAGCATTTTTAACAGATTCTTTTTGGTCAGAATATGTTTCTCCCTTTTTACTATTTGTATAATTAACTTGAGGTTCTTTTGTACTTTGTGCATCTCCTAAACCTTGTGCCTCTCCAAATAAAGCTCCTCTAAGTTTATCTTTTGCAAATCCAATACCATTACCTAAAGCTTGTTTTCCAATTGTTTTAGGATTACCCCCACCACTATTTTTTAAGAACTTACCTAAGCCAGTTCCATTTTTACCCATAGTATCAGGTGTTATTGGGTCTGCAGATGTTAGTTCTTTACCTCTTAATTCAATTACTTTATCAGATACTTTTGTTGGTATTAAGTTTTCTGGTATACCTAACTTAGAGTTTACTTTATCTCTAACATCAGAAATTGAGGATACAGCTCCACCAGTAATTTTACTTAAACCCTTTCCAATTAATCCACCATCTCCACCTTCACCACCTGTATTAGTTTTCATTTTTTCTAAATCAGGTGTACTTCTTAATGATATTCTACCAGCTTCATTTCCATAAATGAGAGGATTGTTAATCTCTACCAAAGATTTAATTCTAATACCACTTGTTTCTTGTTCTACAAGAGTTTCAGTATCAGATTTTACTTCAGAGTAAGCTGTTCCATACTTAAACGAATCTTTATTCTTAAAAAGTTCTAATAGTGTTGGCATATAATTAAGCTCCCATTAATCCAAATTGGTTAATATTACTTTTCTCTTGTGTTTTGGTAATACGAGAGGTAATTTTTTCATTATCTATATAAACATCTTTATTTGCCGTAGATACATTTGTTAATTCTTTTATGGCGTTTACTACCTCACTCATATCAGTACCAGCTACTTGTTTAGCTGCACCAACTATATCACCACTTGCAGCCATTTGAGATATCGTTCCCATTTCAGTTTCCTCAATAGGAGATTTTGCTGCCATTATTGGGTTATCTTTGTAATTCCCATAAGCTTCTTGTTCTTGTACTGATGCATCAGCAGGAGGTCTTACAGTTTCTGTTTCTTCTGTATCATCTCCGCCAAAGAAACTACCAAACCATCCTAGCGTATCCTTTATTTGGTCATATATGAAAGTACCTAAACCACTAAATACTGATTTAATACCTTCCCATAGAGTAGTAACTATATTACCTACCATTTCAACCATACTACCAAGAATACCACTTACCATTTCACCAAATCCAATATCTCCTTTGAAGAAATCTATAATATATCCAAATGTATTAGCGATATGTGTGATTACATCTCCTATTGCTTTGAAAGCAGTTCCAACAACAGTACCTACAATATTACCAAGAAAAGAAAATGTACGATTCATAATATCCATTAACTTACCACTATCCCCTTTAGGTGAAAATATTTTAGCAAATAAATCCTGTATAGGTTTAAGAGCATTCATCATAGCATCAAATCCAGGTTTTAATGCACCCATAAAAGCTTCTATTGTTTTTCCAATTCCTTTGAATAAAAAACTAGTAATAGATACTATTGGTTTTATAACGGCTGTTAATATTTTACCTGCACCTGATAGAATAGGTACAAGACCAGATAACGCACCCATTAGTACTTCACCAATAGGTAAAAATGCTTGTGTTAGTGATGCACCCAATGCTGAAACTTTATTACCTAAAGATTCTAATCTACCTTGTCTTTCTTCTTCTAATGCTAATTTATCAGTTGCGGCTGCAATCTCTTCTTTACTCATATTAGAGATATCCATTCCAGCTTTAAGTGCCTTTTGTAAAAGTTTTCCTCTTTCACCTTCTGTACTTAATCCTAGTTCTTGGATTCTAGCCATGTTTTGCATCTCACCAAGAGTCATACCTGTTGCTTTTTCAAGAGCTTCTTGTTCAAATACACTCATGTTTTGTAAATCAACTTGGTTTCTAAGTTGTTCTACCATCGATGCTTGTGCACCAACTACATCACCTTGAGCTGCAAGATAACGAGATTGAGAGAAGTTTAAGTTAGTACCTAAGATAGCACTAGCTTCCATTTCACCACCAATTGAATCTTGGTAGTTTAATAAACCACGAGATACCTCTACTGCCTTTTTAAGAGATGTACCTAATTTAGCTGCATTTATTGCTGCAGCTCCCATCGCTTGTACATTTCCTCTAAAGAATCCATTTGCATCTTCCGCCGATTCTGCAATATCAGCCATTACTTTACCTGGAGCAACTCCTGCTTGTTTAGCTAAGTGAGTTAATGATTCTAAGTTAGATTGAGCAACTTCTTCACTCATTCCACTCATGTTTTGGAATGCTTTATTTAATTTTGCTGCATCTTGTGTTGAAACCCCAAAGTTCTTACTAAGAACTGTCATGGATTTCATTGTATTTGCAGCTGGTTGTTCAATACCACCAAATTCGTTTGTGAAATCAGCTGCTGCTTTAGCAACATCTTCCATCGATGCACCTAATCCAACAGTTTCTAAATAGACGGAATTTATATTCCCTTCCATTTCTTTGGTTTGAGAATTTAGTAATCCAGTCTCATCCCTAAATGCTTTTGCACCAGCCTCCATGTTTGCAAATGCCTTAATAGCTAAGGCTATTACAGCAACAATTCCAAATATAATTGCTTGAGGACCTGTTAACATTGCAACACCCATTGCTCTAAACCCTCCTATGGAAGATTTAACAAATCCCATGATACCAGCCTTTCCTCCTGCAGCTGCAGCAGAAAAACCAGTAACAAAACGTTTTGCAGAATCAGAAATAGCACCTTTCATTGATTCAAGAGGACCTGAGGTTATACTTTGAAGCATTCCACCCAATACAGGTATACTTCCAAGTGAACTCTGAAACCCATCAAGACCAGAAGTTAAGGTATCTGAAAGTCTCATAGCTTTGGAATCTAATTCGTTAGTTAACTTTAACCTTTCTGAATCTGCAGATAAGATATCAATATTTGCTTGAACTTCTTTTTGTTTTTGTGGAAGAAGTTTTTTATTTGCACCAAAATATCGTTTAGATAATCCAGCTTTTTGTTTTTCTAGTGCTAAGATTGCATCTTGAGTAGATTCATAATCAGTTGCACCTGAATTTATACTTTTTAATCTATTATTAAATTCCTTTTGAGCATCAGATACTTTTTTTTGAGATTTTTCAGTATCATCAATCATTTTATTTAACGCACCGGTTAATGATTGAGATACTTGTAAAGCCTCATTATATTCTTTCTGAATTTCTGCCTTTGATTTTGCCATCTATTAAAGTCCAGCGTATTTCTTAAGTTCTTTTGGAATTTTAACTCCTGCTTTTTCTGCATCAATAATTGATTTTCTCATTTTATCCTGTGCAGAATCTAGATTATCTACTGCCTTTTTGAAATCATTATCTTTCTTTAATAATTTTCCAAGTTTTCTGGCAAATAATCTACTTATAATACCTTCGTTTTGAAAGTATGGTTTGGATTTAAGTTCTCTTAATTGTTTTTTAGTTATCTTCATATTAATCTCCAATTATACTACTATAAATATAGAGCATAAAAAAAGTGAGGAATTATTTCCTCACTCTTACATTTGGCCCCTTTGGGGAAGAGCCTTGTTGTTGTTTTTGAGATTTTTTTACTTGTTCTTGCTCTTTTTTCTTAGCATCAGCAAGTTGTTTATAATAAAACATTCTAATGTGGACTGGTAAACGATAAACTCCTTCTTGAGTAAACCCATTACCATAATAACACATTTCAAAAATCTGTTGATGGAGTATAACTGAGTAGTTACTCGGTAGGCCAAAAAAACCCAACTCCCATAGGGATGTTTTTCACCTCCACATCTCCTGTTTGTTCATCCTCGAAATCGAATTCCATATTGATATCAGGTGTTATCTTAGCAATGTATTCTCTGAATGCTCTAGTATCACGAGTAATGAATTTGTTATTAATGAAGTTAGTGATAGATTTTGTATCAGATTCACCATTTACTGAAAGAATCATGTATCTATATCTTGTAGTAAGTTCTGCTGATACACTACCCTTGTTTAATCTCTGTAATGCTTTTATATCAGCATCTATCTTTGATTCATCTCCATGAGTTAGAATCTTAAATTCTAATTCATCTTTTCCATGTGGTGTAGTGAAATCGTATTTATTTTCAGAAGATAATAAATCAAAATCAATTTCTTTTGTTTGTACTTTACCTAAATCAACAATAACCTCTTGCTGTTCTCCCAATGAGTTTAGTACTTCTATTTTGTATTCAGGTCCATAACCTAATACACGAGTTGCTAATAATATTGCGTTTTTATCCCCTAATACAATATCATCTATATTAATTTCTTTTTCAACTATAATTGATTCGAAAAGCCGGTCTATCACTACCCCCTTTCTCACTAGATTCTGCGATGCAAGAATTTCTTCTTCACGAGCAGTCATATATTTAATCTCAACGGTTCCCTTCGAGAGAGGATTACTCTCAGGATAACACTTACCTTGTGAGGGTAGTGAGATGATTTCTGTTGGAAAATCATAATTTGCCATAAACTTTTATTTTTAATGTTCGTATATAAATATATAACTTTGAAAAAGTTGTAAAAAAAAAAGGTTCTCACTAAGAGAACCTTTTATATGGAAGTATCAAAAGTATTGTTTGTATTAGTATTCTAATATAGCGTAATCGTATGAAAGAGTTAAAGTAATTTCAGATGGGTCATTTGAACTCCAATCTAAATCATTAAATACTGCACTGTTAATAAATGCACCTTTAATTTTCCAATTTTCGATTTTATCTCCAACTGGTCCTAACATATAGATATCGATATCTTTTTTATAGAAATCTGCATATCCATCTCTACCTGTAATAGATTCGTGTGATGTTCTCACCCATTCCATTACTTGTTGTGCTCCACTTGGAACGATTGGGTCGTATAGAGTAACCTCTATATCTTGCCATTCACCTTTACCTTTTAATTTTCTCTTTACGTTGATATGGTCTAGAACAACAGGTTCAAATGTAATTGAAGGTCTGTTAGCCGCTTTAATAAGATAAGAAGCGATACCATCAATTTCCATGATGTATCTGTTCTTCATCTTCGGTTCGAAGTTCGTGTAGAACATATCGTTAAATTCTAATACTTCTGCCATTTTTTTATCTCCTAGTTAACAACTATAAATATAGTTATTTTTTATTTTTAATTAATTATGCTGAGAACGATGCTCCTGTTGGTAAAATGTTGAAATCAATTACAATGAATTCAGCCGTTTTTGTAGGTTGTAAGTAAATAGCCCCTGCCAAGATATTTCTATCGATAACGTCTGGTGTATTGTTTGATTCGTCCATTACAACTCTAAAAGCATAAAGTCCTTGTCTTTGTTGTATTCCTTCTAAATAAGGATTCACAGTATTTAGGAACTTACCTCTCGTTTGAGATGTGTTTTGTTCAAATACTAAGTATCTTGATGTTGAAGCAATATATTTCTTAACTTTGATTAATAATCTTCTTACGTTGATTCTATCAAGTGCAGATGCTCTATCTTGTAGAGTTTTCTGTCCAAATGCAACGATACCTTCACCAGGGAAAGAAGCGATTGGATTAATCTTACCTTCATATAGTGTATCTCTTTCAGCATGTGTTAATCTGTTTAATACAGAAACTGCTCCTGTGATACCACCTCTATTTAATCCAGCTGGTGCAAACCATTCGGCAGCAACTGCATCATTTTCAGCGTATATTCCTGGCATCAATACTGATGGTGGAACTGAAGTTAGTTTATTAGTTCTACTATCAATTGTTTTAACCCATGGGTAGTAAGTACCAACATAGTTAGAATCAACTGATTCACCTTGTAGAATAGCCTGAGCTATTGTATCATCTTTATCAGTTGAATCACCAATGAAGAATGCATCTTCTCTAGATTCTACCATATCAACTACTTTATCGAATACATAAGAATGTAATCTTCTAACTACACCTGGTGCAGATACTAAGTTAATATCGAAATCATCTGGATTAGATACTGAGTTAATTGCCTTTACATATGCAACTGAACCACTTGCTGTTGAAGTAGATAAGTTAAATCCTTGTGAGTTACCAGCACCCCATTCTGAATCATCAGCCTTAGCCGATTTGATTGTTGGAGATTTACCATCGAATCCACCTTGGAATCCTACTGTAAACTGTCTCTTATTGATTGTTGATGCATCATCTGATGTAGATATAGTATAAGCAAAGTTATAAGTTCCATATCCATCATCTGAGTGATTTTGAGTACCACCTGAAATGTTTATATTTGCATCAAATGAGAAAGCTGTATTTCCACCAACAGTTGCCGAAGCAGGTAGTGGTGATAAATATCCTTTGTTATCAATTTTAACAATTGCACTTTCTAAATCTATACCTGAGTAAGCTACTGATTTAGAAGAATTGTTATCTGATGAACCTGTTGAGAATATCACTGCTGGAATATCTGATTCAGAACCACCTACTAAAATTGGATTAGTATATGCACCATGTCCAAATGGTACTGCAGTTACAGGTGATGCTCCTTCTTTAATCGTTTCAACTCTAACGAATTTAGAACGATTTGCATAATCACCATTCATTGTCATTTTTCCAACTGCATCAATAGTAAGATTTTGGTCACCAATTGCTTTCTTAATATAGTTAGGTGATGCAGGGTCTAGTGATACATTGTTAAATGTTTCTAGTACTACTTTTCTTTTATCAGTATCATTAAATGAACGAATAGCTACTGAGAAAGTTCCGTAATCAGTTGCATTTGAACTACCAGCCGCTTTTACATTAAAGATAGATACTTTATATTCTGTGTTTGCATAATTACCATCACCAAGAGTATGTAACTTAAATAAGTTATGTCTCTCACCAGAAATCAACTGTGATTGTATCCAAGGAGTGGAAGCGTGTTGAACATCATGTGTGAAATCTTGGTCTGCTAATTCAACAAGTGAAACTTGTGAACCACTATTAGTTAAGTGGTTAGCAAAGTTTGTTGCCGCATTTTCAAAATATTTGTATGAATAAACGTTTTTACTACCGAAAGCATCTTCTCCAAATACATCTGATATATCGTTTCCAGCTGATGGAAGTACAGATGCTGAAATTGCAGTTCCTAATAAAGAACCTGAAATTTCAAATGCTGATGCTGAGGGTGATGAGTTAATTACTGTGGTATCGTCTAACTCAACATTTAATGCTAAGTTATCAGTTGCATGAAGGATACCAATTATTTGGTCATCTTTCGTTCCAACTCCACTTAATTTAATACCTAGAGGTTTAGCTTGAGTATAACCACCAATATGTCCTACACGAACAATAGTAGCCACTCCAGCTTCTCTTAGATAATTTTGTACGGTATATCCCGAATAGTAATCTCCATTGGGTGTACCGAATATTTCTTCGAATTCTGATTGTGTATTAACAACGGTTGGTACGAAAGCAGGTCCTTTATGGAAAGGTCCAATTATTGCTGCTCCGATTTCTCCAATTCCTTGTGATAAGAAAGAAAGGTCATTTTCTCTCGTAAATACACCAGGTGATACAATCTTTTCTGCCATTTTATTTACTCCTTAGTTAATTTTATGTATATTATACTCTTATATAAGTATTAATAACTTCACCGAAAAATATTTTTTATACTAATAATAAGAAATCGTTCCAAATATTCTTTGATGTTGAAACCCATTTTTGAAATCAGTACCATGATAACTATTCGGTTGTGTTTTGAAAAAGTGAGCATTCCTAGGAATACACTTCACTTCTTTTATTTCTTCAAACCCACTAAATGGGTCTGAAAAGTTTTTTCTTTCCTCTTCTGCATAAAATCTAGTTCCATAGTCTGTATAGTCTAAGTCTAAATCTCCTACATACAAGATTCCTTTATATCTAGGTAGCTCAAGGGATTCGATAATTTTTTTATTATCATATCCCATATTATTACCTATATTATAAATATCATCTGAATGGGGATAAAGTGTATGTACATTGTTAGAAATACATAAATTTACACTCCATTCCAGTTTTTTTCCAGTATTAGGTCTAAATAGAATAGGAAAATTATCTAAATTTTCTTCTTGTATTTTTTCTAACCTGTCAATTATTTTACCTTGAAGTCCAATATATTTTTCTCCCTCAAGATGCACTCCATTATTATTTTGAACTAAATACTTATTTTTACCACTAGTTAAGTTATCTAATCCAATTTCATCTATTTTATGTTTATCCCTTTCTAAAACCCAATATTTGTAATTTTTCAAATCTTCTTCATATGGTGCTAACGCATCAAGTGCAGCAGAGTACAAATATTCATTCTCTTCATTAGTTATTATATTTTCAATTTCTATATGAGGAAAGGGTGAAATAAATGATTCGTGTTTCATATTAATAAAAAAAGCTTATTTTGCTTCTTGCAATTCTTCTTCAGCTGGAGCTTCTTTTTCAACAGGTGTAAATTCACCAGTTTTAGGGTCATAGTTCCCATCTCCATACTTTTCATTCAATCCTTTGAAAATTTCTTGTTCAGATTGTGCCAATTCTAGATGTTTTTGTATTAAAGCATCTTCTTGCTCTTCAAATTGTTGAATAGTTCTACTTTTTTGAATAGAAAGCTGTCCTAGTTGAGTGAAAATAACACCAACTGATTTTTTCAAATCTTCGATTGATTGAATTTCTTCTTTTGTAAATTTTTGCGTATTCGCCATAACTAATTAATTTTTGTTGTTTACATTAATATATATAAATATATAGTATTTTAGAAAACGTAAAATTTTAAGCTTCAAATGTCAGAGTAGCTGAGTAAGTACCTATTCTTCCACCTTTTCTAGCCGCTACTCTTGCATAGTATGTAGTACCATCACTTAAGTTATATGGTGAAGCACCTAATCTAAGCTGCATTGTCTCAGCATTCCAATTACTTTTATTAATAATAGGTGATGAGAAATCAGAGTTATTATCTATTTGTACTGAATAGTCACTTGCTCCTGTATATTCAGTCCATGATAAATCAGGGTCAGAATATGCAAGGCCAGTTACTGCCGATGGTAATGGGTCACTAAATGTATTTCCACCTTTGTTATGAGTAATATATCCATTTGCTAAATAAGTATCTTCGGTTTCTACATCTATTGAAACAACTTCAGTTGAACCAACTGTTGATTCTTTGGAAGTAACTTCTACTAATGAGTTATCTCCTTTTACCAAATATTCCCCTACCTGAATATCTAAAACAGGTTTGAACTTAAATGTGTTATCTACTTTAACTAACATTGGGTGTTCACCAGTAACTTGTAGTTCACCATCGTTTATATCATATATTCTATCAGCAAATGAGAATATAACAGATGTTACTGTTACATCTTCTGATGTTGTTGATAAATCACTTGTAGACCAATTTAGATAATCTTCATCTGAATCTTCTCCTAAACTTGCAATTTCAAATCCTTTAAGAATATCTCCTTCTTGTACATCTCCAGCTGATATGATTGTTCCATCTGCTTTTGTTACAGGAGTATCCAATGATAAACAAAGAGCATCAGAGTTACCATCGTAAGAATCAACTACATATATAGTTTTCGTTTTTACTACGTTATAATCAGTTGCATGGTCATTAAATCCATCAACAAATTTTACTTCAAGAGTATTTTGTTGGTTAGATACTTGTGATACTAAAGTTTGACTTGAACCACCTATATCAGTTTTAGCAGTTATAGTTGCTGTTGCATCTTGGTTTGAGGATATAGTTATATCACTTTCAACTTCGATTTCATCCTTTGTCCAAACAAAATTTTGATATCTCAAAGCTATAGTACTAAATTTATCACCCGCACCTGTAAATCCAAGTGTATAGGTATCAGCAGTATCCTCTACTAAGTAAGTATATCCTGATATTGAACCAACTGTATCTATTCCGAAGTCATCTAACGATACTTCAGTTCCAGCTGAACTGTTAATAGTATTTAAGGATACATCTGAACCTTGAGTATTTCCAGTTGCTCCTGCTAATGCATTTAATGAGAGGGTATCTCCTGAACTTCTTGCCATATTTTTCTCCTATATGTTATAAATATCAAGTAATTGATTTATCCACTTCTGTTTATCTGTGAAATTTTTTATCATATACTGTTTAAGAATGTTAAACCACTTGTTTTTTATATCAAAAGACTCTGTTATTAGTCTATTATAAATATCAGTAAATTCGTTTTGCGATGCGGCTCTATAAGGATATTCAAAATTTTTACACCAAGTAGGGTGCAAAATTGGTAATTTACCATAATCAACTGCCTCAAAAATAGAATATCCAAATGGTTCATATGTAAAACAAGAATGAGATATACCCCAATCCATGTTATAAAAAGTATCTTTATATTTTGGATTGTAATGATATACTTTTAATTTAGTAAAATCAAGTCCTTGTCCTTTTTTCCATAAATCATTTAACTCTTTTCCATCTGTAAATGCAAATCCTTTTTTCCTATCTAATAGATGTGGATTTTTTCTCCCTTCACATCTTGCTGCAAATCCAATATTAGTTGAATTACTTAATGGTTTATTTTTTTTGAATTCATAGAAATTTGTTATATCAATTGTAGGATACTTTAATGGAAATAAACCAATCCATATTGATTTTTTTGCCCATTCATTTACTTCAATCTCCCATTTAGAAGAATGAAATGGATGAGATAAAACTGGAACATCACTAAACATAGTTGATTTTACAATATGGTCAACTGAGTTATGTAATACGTTACTATATATTTTATGTTTATTATCTTCTATGGCTCTTTGTGGTGTGTAATGGCCATGTAATATATGAATTCTTCTACAATCTTTTACTATTTTTTCAAATTTTCTTATATCATCACCATGCCAATGAGTTTGTATTGGGAAAGTGTAATTATGATTATGAAAGTTTTTTGGTTTGTTTCTATGAATAAGAAGTACTGGTTTTACTTTTAATTTAGGTGCTATTTCTTCTAACCAAATATTAACCCATGTATCAGTTCCTGCGTTTAACCAAGGACCACCACCAGTTGTATAATAGACATCATACATATTTTATTTTTTTACTATTATTTTTCCTGCAAAGTTTGCTGAGAAAGAAATTGTGATTGCATTTATTGAAGTTGATTCTATATCTAATGGTACTTCTTGTGTATTATTTGTAGTATTCCAAGCTTGTACAAATGGATAACTCTCATTTAAGTTATGAGTTATACTATAAAAAGAGGCACCACTTACATCTTCTCTATATGAAGTAAGTTCTTGTATTTTATCACCCAAACCACTAATATTATCTGCAGAGGTTGAACCACTTACAACGTGTCCACCTTTTGCAACTACAACATGACCAGAATGAGCACCTGATAAAACAACTTGTACTGTATTTGAATCAGTTAAAGATACTGTTTGTGGTATAAGTTGATTATAACTTGAATCATATGTAGAAACTAATACATTCCTTGTATCAAAATTATGTGATACGTTTATAGTTGATTGATTAGAGAAAGATGCAGTTACACTTGCAATTTGGTCAACTTGAATTCCAGTCAATCCACTACCATCACCAACAAAAGAACCACTAAAAGAACCACTTGCTATAATATCAGAAGTTGCTCCGATACTTGTACCATCTAATTGTGATGAACCTGAAATTATACCAGTTCCACCTAAATGTAATATTGTTTGTGCTGATGCAGAAACTATACTATCTCCATTTGCTAATAAAATTTTAGATTCTGAACCTGCTTTTCCTGCTTTCCAATAATCATTTGTAGCATCCCATAAAAGAGAACCACTTGTAGTTGAAGTACCAGTTGAATCTTTTACGAATAAACCACCTTCAGTTGCAGTTCCACCATAGTTAAGTTCTATAATATTATCTTCTACATTAAAGGTTGTAGTATTAAGAGTTGTAGTTGTACCTTGTACTATTAAATCACCTGATAAAGTTAATCCTGTAAATGTTGGAGAATTACCAGTATCTAATCCTAATTGTGCTCTTGCAGCTGATTGTGAACCAGAAATTACACCAGTTGGTAAGTGTTCTACTGTTTGTGAAGAACCACTTACTATTCCACTTGGAATATCTGTAAAGTTATCATAATCTAAATAGTATGCTGCATTTTGTCCATTTAGTTGGTTTGAATCATTAGCAGAACCACTTACAATATGTCCACCTTTTGCAACTACTACTGTACCTGATTGTGCAGATGAAAGAGTAATTACTACTTGGTCTAAATTGGAAGTATTTACGTTCTGAGGGAGTATCTGATTGTTTTGGTTATCATATACTGCAACTAATATATTTCTCGTGTTAAAGTTATGAGAAACAGTTATAGAAGATGAATTTGTATAGGTAGATGATACAGTTGCTGCTGCATCTACTGTAATGTTAGTAATGTTTGAACCATCACCATATAATGTTTTACCATGAACTTCATTCCAAGCTTTAGAAGAAGAACCTAAATCGTAAGTTGAACCACTATCTGGTATTAACGATGAAGAGAAATCTGCTGATACTGCAATAGAATCAGTAGTTGAATCTCCTATTGTAATATTACCACCTAAAGTAAGATTACCTAATATGTTTACATCTCCACCTCCAAATTCGAATGCTGAACCACTAAATGATAATTTTTTATTTGATGTATTACCAGTATCCCTAGATGATAATACTATACCTTCATTAGTACTATTATTAGTGGCTACATGGAATTTATCACCAGTTGAGTTTGCTCCTACTGTCAATGTATAGTTTTGACCAGAACGAGTATCAATTATATTTTGATTATCTACATTAGATGTACCAATATATGCCGTACTCCATTTTTTAGATGAAGAACCTAAATTAAAATTTAATGTACTTTGTGGAATTAATGAGGAAGATAAACTTGCTATTACGTTTACCGAATCTGTTGTTGCATCTCCAATAGTTAGTTGACCTTCTAAGGTTAAATCACCTCCTATTGTAGTATTACCAGTAATGTTTAATGAAGAAGCCGATAAAGCACCATTCAAATTAAGTGAACCAGTTACTTCTGCATCTGTTGTTATAATTTCTTGTACCGATGGTGTTCCATTATTCTTTTCAAAGAATATTCTACCATCATAGGTATTCATCGCCAACTCACCGAGTTCGATGTTAGATGTAGTCGGTATCTTACCTTGTACCGCAGTCCTTTTTAACTTGATTGTCTGTGCCATATTTATGACTTATCGTTTTCATTATATAATTACTCGATAAATAGAAAAATCCTTATATAAGGATTAAACCCCCCATAAAGGAGGGTTTATATTTACCTTTATTTTAACCTATTTTATTCTTTAATTCTAAAATCTCAGATTGTTGGTGTTTAACTGCTTCGATTAGTAAAGCTACAATTTTATCATATTTTACAGCTTTATATCCATTTTCACGAGTTGTTACCAATTCTGGTAAAACTGCTTCAATTTCTTGAGCAATAACTCCAATATCATTACCTTTGTGAGAATGTACTTCAGAATTTTCAATCCAATCAAAAGTAACACCAGTTATTTCATGAAGTTTACCTAATGGATTATCAATTGGTTTGATGTTTTCTTTTAATCTCTTATCTGATGATGAATATGCTACGATATCTGCTCCAGCGTGTATTTCACCTGATGTTCCAGATGGGTTAACACCAACACCTAAACAATGTGATTTAAGGTGAGAACTAAATACTGATGTACCAGTTCCATTAACTGCTAGTAAACCACTAGATGTTATACTACCAAAGTTTACAGTAGAATCTGTTTTTACATTTTGGTTACTGTTAGCTAAATATCCCCATTGGGTTGCTGAGATTACATTTGAACCAATTTTTTCTAATTGAGAACCCTCAGCTTCAGTAAGACCTGAAATCTCAGTAATTTTTGATGCTGCAATTCCACCTGCTAAATGTACATTATCAATAGAACCATCTACATAGTGTTCTGAGTTAATTGCGTTATCATCGATTTTATCAGAATTTATAACATCATCTGCTAAGTGAGCCCTATCAATAGAAGCATCTGTATAGTGTTCTGAATTAATTGCATTATCAGCGATTTTAGCTCCATCAATTGCATCTGCAGCAATTTTACCATTAGTAACTTGTAAATCTCCAATATGTGCAGTATCAATACTACCATCTGTATAGTGTTCTGAATCAATTGCATTATCAGCAATTTTTGAACCATCTACTGCATTTGCACCAATGTGTTCATTATTAACATTACCATCAGCAATTTTAGTTGAATTAATACAATCAGCTGCTAAATGTTCAGTATCAATAGAACCATCTGTATAGTGTTCTGAATCAATTGCATTATCAGCTATTTTTGCTCCATTTACTGAATCAGCTGCTAAATGTACATTATCAATAGAACCATCTACATAGTGTTCTGAATTTATTGAGTTATCAGCAATTTTTGCTCCAGTCACAGAATCTGCTGCTAAGTGAGCAGTATCAATACCTAAATCTACAAGGTGTTCTGAATCGATTGAGTCATCAGATATGTTTGTACCGTCAATTGCATCTAATCCGATGTAATCGTGTGTAATTGCTGTACCATTCCATACACCAGTTCCAATTGTACCTAATGTTGTAATATCAGTATTACCAACTCCTACTACGATTCTTTCTTCAGCTCCTAATAGACCTGACATCCAGTAATCGTTTGTTTCGTTCCAAATTATTGAAGCATTAGTTGAACTACCTCTTTCTATTGCAATACCACCATTTTGTGTTGGAGTACCAGTCTCATCTGAGTTAAGTACTATTTGATTATCACCAATGTTAACAGTATTTGAATTAACACTTGTAGTTGTACCACTAACTGTTAAGTTACCAGTTATTACTGCATTTCCACTAACACCTAAATCGTTAGTTACTGTTAAATCATTACCGATTGTTACATCACTTGGTAAACCAATTGTAACTTTAACATCTGTACTATCTTTAGTTACTGCAGTTTCTATTTCATTTGTAGTTCCTAAGAATTGTAAATCATCAGCGATTAAATCTACATTTTGTGTTGTACTAGCATCATCAATAGTTAATATAGTTGCAAGACCTGTAAGTCCCGAACCATCACCTACGAATGAACCAGTAATTGTAGAAGTACCTAGAAGGTTACCTATATTATTTGCCGAGATTCTATTACTACCAGCAGATATATCATTTGCAAATGCAATTGCATTTCCATCTGAAGATAAAATATTGTTACCAGCTGTTATTTGTATTGGTGCATCTAATTCGATGTTACCAGTACCACTTCCATTTGTAAGTGTAATATCACCATTTTCAGTTTGTAGTGTGATTGTATCAGCACCAGTTTCTAAAAGTTTTAGAGATTCACCCGCATCAGTTTGTACTGTTAAATCTGTTCCATCTGTTGATAGTACTTGTTGTCCATTAATATATAATGAACCTGATGATAGATAAAGGTCTCTCCAGAATAGTGTAGTTGAACCTAAATCGTATGTGTTGTGTGCTCCTGGTAGGATATGACCAGTTACAGTTTGTTGTCCTGATGCTAATGTACCAGTTGTAGAAACATTACCACTTGTGTTTGCTACTGTAAATGCTCCATCTACATCAATACCACCATCAAGTGATGCAAGTCCCGATGCATCTACTGTACCAGCAATTGTTGTATTTCCAGCTCCTAATGTACCACTTGTAGAAACGTTACCAGTTGAATCGGCTACTGTAAATGCTCCATCTACATCTATACCTCCATCTAAACTAGCAAGACCAGAAGAACCTAAAGTTCCAACTGTTGTATTTCCTGCGGATAGTGTACCACTTGTA